GAAAGATCCGTGACCGCTTTCTTACGCAGTACAATGATCCACTGGCAAAGAGAACGCAGAAAAGCCTGAACATATTATGCGTCCGTCTCGTGTTTTGCTTTTACGCCGAGGATGCGGGGCTGTTCGGCGCGAAGGACGCCTTTTCCCGCTATATTTTGCAGTACAAGCCGGGGGACATCCGCGGCAAACTTGTGGAGCTGTTCCGGGCGCTTGACACACCGATTGAACAGCGGGCGGAAATGTATCTGCCGGAAGAGATTGAAGCCTTCCCGTATGTGAACGGCGGGCTGTTTTCCGATGAGAACATAGTCATTCCAAAGATCACGCAGGAGCTGAAAGACACCCTCGCAGAGGCGGCAAAGTTTGACTGGTCCAAGATAAGCCCCACGATATTTGGAGCCGTCTTCGAGTCCACATTGAACCCGGAAACACGGCGCGCCGGGGGAATGCACTATACCAGTATAGAAAACATCCACAAGGTCATTGATCCGCTATTCCTGGATGATCTGAAAGCAGAGCTGGAAGACATAAAGAAAATACACGTCCCGGGAACACAGAAGAAAAGGCTGAAAGAATACCAGAAGAAATTATCCGGGCTTGTGTTTTTTGATCCTGCCTGCGGCTCTGGGAATTTTTTGACGGAGACATATTTATCACTACGACGGATTGAGAATGAGGTGCTGCGGCTGATAACGGCAGCGGATACCATGGCGGGGCAGCTGTCATTTGGATTTGAAGAGGGCTCGCCGATACTGGTGAATATTCATCAATTTTACGGAATAGAGATCAACGACTTCGCCGTTTCTGTCGCGCAGACGGCTTTATGGATCGCGGAAAGCCAGACGATGAAGGAAACGGAAGACATTGTGCATCAGAGCCTGGACTTCTTTCCGTTGAAGACATACAAGGGGATCACAGAGGGCAACGCGCTGCGGATTGACTGGACAAAGGCCGTTCCGGTGGAGAGACTAAGTTATATCATCGGAAACCCGCCGTTTGTGGGGAAAAAGGAACAGACAAAACAGCAGAAACAGGAGCTTCTCGAAGTTTTTGGAAAAACCACCAAAAGTGTAGGCAATTTGGATTATGTTACCGCCTGGTATAAGAAGGCGGCTGAAATTATGACGTCTTATTCAGTCCGGGCGTCGTTTGTTTCTACGAATTCTATAACACAAGGAGAACAGGCGCCCGTTTTCTGGTCGATCATGACAAATGACGGAATTCATATTGATTTTGCTTTCAGAACGTTTATTTGGGACAGTGAAGCAAGTGAAAAGGCTCATGTACACTGCGTCATTATAGGGTTCAGCAAGATAAAAACGGACGAAAAGAAAAGAATATATATTGATAACGGAGTCATATACGCTTCGAACATTAATCCATATTTGGTGGATGCTCCGACGGTATTCGTTGAGACCCGAACTAGGCCGATTTGCGATGTTCCGGAGATGAACTATGGCAGCATGCCAATTGATGACGGACACCTTATTTTAAGCAAAGATGATGTAACCGCGCTTTTGGAGGAAAGACAAGACAACAGAGACTTTATCCGTAAATACGTCGGCGGCGTCGAATTATTGAGGAATAGAGACAGATGGTGTTTATGGCTTGTCGGTGTTTCTGCCAACAGACTGCAACAGTCAAAAATAGTTATGGAGCGCTTGCGTAAAACGGCAGAGTTCAGACGCGGAAGCAACAGGCCGCAGACACTGGCACTTGCTGATACTCCCGCTTTATTCGGAGAGATAAGACAGCCGAATACGCCGATGCTTGTTGTGCCGAAAGTATCATCTGAGAACAGGCGATATATTCCGATTTGTTTTGTAAACCCGGAAATAATAGTGAACGGAAGCGCGCTTATTATTCCGGACGCGAATTTATATCTTTTCGGAGTCCTTATCTCAAACGTTCATATGTCATGGATGCGAACGGTTGCAGGGCGGATGAAAAGCGATTATCAGTATTCAGGGAAGATTGTCTACAACAACTTCCCCTGGCCGGAGCCTTCCCCGGAACAAAGAAAAAAGATAGAAGAAACGGCGCGGGGGATCTTGCAGGCGCGGGCACTGTATCCGGACAGCTCGCTCGCTGATCTATATGATCCGTTGACAATGCCGCCGGAATTAAGAAAGGCACACACAGCCAATGACAGGGCAGTTATGCAGGCATACGGGATGCCGATAAAAGAGACGGACGAAGCTGCCTGCGTGGCGTGGCTGATGAGACTGTATCAAGAGATGACAGCGGGGAGAAAATGAGCAGAAAAAGAGGCCGCCGGCGGATGCTGACGGCCTCTCATAGGGAAGTGATATAATAGCATATCATGTATATTATACGCTGTTATATACAGGAACGGAAGGACGCGCGGACGTCTTTTTTTTTGCGCAGAATTGATGCGCTTTTTAGAGTGAAGGTGCGTGACGGGGAGAAATTTTCGCACGCGGTGCGAAATTTTCGCACGCGGGGAGATTTTTTCGCACCAGGGGAGATTTTTTCGCACGTGGTGCGAAAAATTCGCTAAAAGAAAAAGAAAAGAAAATAAATATATATAATCTCTTTTTTTTTGCGCGCTTTTGCGCGCGTCAAACAGATAAAATGCATATCTTGTAATTTTTACAAGATACCTTGTAATTTTTACACGATACCTTGTAATTTTTACAAGGTTTCATGTAATTTTTACAGATAGTATAGTATATAAGAATATATATATATATATATATATCTTTCGGCGCTTCGCGCGCCTCTGCGTGCTTTATAAGGTTTTGGGGGTGAATTATATGTATAATTAATCCGCATGCTATATAGTGCTATACAAGTAATATAGCCTACGGGCTGCGGGCATCAGAGATAAGGAGTATGTCTTATAGTGCTATACAAGAGGATCTCTGCGTATGTCCCTACGTTCTGGGCAGCGCGTCCCGGCTGCCGGCGGGGCCTTGCCTGTAATGCTCCAACAGTATATGGGCTGATCCTGGTTGTTAGCACCGCGCCGCGGTATCATACTTGTGACGATCACAAGGCAAACATAAGTGATACGCTTCTATATAACCCGTCGAAGGGGTTGTATAATATCTATAAAACCACGTCTTCCACTTCGTAAACAATGCCAGTTGAAAAACGTCTGTTCCGTCAAATTCTGACAACGCGAGCAACAAAAAACGGTCACAAAATTGCGCATTTTGCACATTTCTATTTGACGTGTCCGGAGCGATGTGTTAGAATATGTATGATGGATAAGGTATAGGGCAGGCACTCAATGCCTTATCCGCTCCTTTCGCTCTGACCCGGCCGGATGGGATGCTTCCTGTCCGGCCCCCTTTTATGGGGCGAAAGATTGAATATCGAATAACATCCTACCCGCGCAGCGCACGCGGCGGATGATCGAAGACCGGAAACGGTCTTTTTTTATTGTCAAAAACACATGGAGGACTTAACGAAATGAGTCGCAATCTTGATATGGACGAATATGGCAGACCCGGCTGGTATCGATCCTGGTACAACATGCTGTCAAGATGTTACGCAAAGTCACACGAGGCATATCCCAATTATGGCGGCCGCGGAATTACTGTCTGCGATGAATGGCGGCACAACAGCGCAGCGTTCGGAAGATGGGCATTGAGCCACGGCTGGCGGCCCGGTCTGTATCTCGATCGTATAGATAACGACAGAGGTTATTATCCGGAAAACTGCCGCTGGCTGACCCCGGCACAGTCCAACAGAAACAGAAGCTGCTGCCGTTACATCACAATCGGAGGTGTCAAGGGAACGCTGTCACAATGGGCCGCTTTTGCTGGAATACACCCGTCCACGCTTGCGAGCCGCCTGAACGCGGGCTGGGATGTCCAGAAGGCAGTCAATACGCCGGTCGCTCCGAGAGCATGAGAGGGACGGGAAAATGTATGAATGTTTTCACTGCGGCGAACGCGCAGTCATTTGGGACAGCGACTTCGATTATGCGGACTACGGCTACGAGGGCGAAGGAATAGTGCATGTTTGTCATTGCACTCACTGCGGCGCTGAGATCTTGTATATGGTCCCGTGCGGGGCAAACGAAGAAGGAAACGAAGAAAACGAATAAGACAGCCTGCGGGCTGTTTTTTTAATGCGAAGGGAGCCGAATGACCTACGAAGATTATATGCCGGAATTAGAGCCAATAATTGACAGTGTATGCCTTAAATTCGGCGGCGCGAAGACAGACCGCGAGGACCTGAAACAAGAGGCCCACCTGGTCCTTATCAAATGTCTGGACAAGCTGGAAGCAGCGCCGGGCGATAAGTACAAACCACTGGCCCGCATGATCATTACAAACCGCTTCCGCGAGATCCTCAGAGAAGAACACCGCCGCGGACAATGGGCTCAATGTGAGCTCTCCGATGCCGTCTTATCAATGGACTGCGGGGAAGTTACATCATTCGACGATGAATACTTCAAAAAAGCGCGCGAAAGGCGCCGGAAATATTACTGGAAGCACCGTGACAGGATCCTGCAGAAAATGCGTGAACGCAGAGCCGCGAACCTGGAACGCGAAAAAGAATACTCACAAAGATACTACCAGGACCGCCGCGATGAGCTAAACGCACGCAGCAAACAATACTACCAGGAGCACAAAGAGGCGCAGAAAGCGGCGCAGATAAACCGGTATCACTCCATGGATGAAGAGCAAAAAGCAAAGCGGAAAGAATATAACAGGCGATATTACGAGGCGCATAAAGAACAGATGCAAGAGAGAGCGCGTAAGAAATATCACGACCAGAAAACCGCCGGAGAAAAAACTTATACAGCGGAATGGCTGGAACAGCATCCGGACTATATGAAGGAATGGCGGGAAAACAACCCGGAAAAACAGAGAGAATACGAAGCGCGCCGCTCCGAGGCCAGCAAAGCGCGGAAGCGCGAATATCAGAGGAAATACGCCGAAGCCCACAGAGAAGAATTCAAGGCAAGATATAAAGAGCGCAGGCAGAACATGAGCGAAGAAGAAAAAGAGCGCAGACGGGCATTGGCCCGCGAACGATACAGGATAAGGAAAGCGGAAAGAGAGAAAGAAGAATGTTCGAAAAAGTGAACCCTTCACACCCTGACAAAATTGCAGACAGAATAGCCGGGGCGATTGTAGACCTGGCCTATAAGAAAGAAGAAAACCCGCGGATAGCTGTCGAAGTTCTGATCGGACACGGAACATGTACAGTCATGATCGAAACCGGAACAGATATGGCGGTTTATGAAATAGAAGATATTGTCCACAGAATTGCCGGGGACAACATAAGAACACGCATCATAGCAGCGCCGCAGGATGAACACCTGGCAAAGAACCAGGAGAACATCATCCGTTGCGGGGATAACGGCATATTCAAAGGCGCGCCTGTGACAGACGAACAGAAGAAACTGGCGCAGATAGCGAAAGAGATATATGCCGAATATCCTTCCGACGGCAAATATCTGATAGATGGAGACCGCCTCACAATATGCCAGAGCAACGCGGAAAGCGAGAAATTAAAAAGAGAATGGCCTGGAGCAATTGTGAACCCGCTGGGGGACTGGACAGGCGGAACGGATGTGGACGCAGGCGCGACAAACAGAAAGCTCGGTTCCGATATGGGAGACGGAGTAACGGGCGGCGGACTGCACGGAAAAGACCTGAGCAAGGCGGATGTTACGATAAACATTTATGCCTGGCTGAAAGCGCAGGAGACCGGGGAAACGGTGGAACTCTCCTGTTCGATCGGTGATGAGTATGTGGACGGCCTGCCTTACGAAGCGATAGTGAAAGAAGCAAGAGAATATATAGAAAAGATCGGCGGATTTGAAAAGTTCGCCGAATGGGGGCTGATAAGATGAGCCTTGAATTTGTGAACGGCGTCTCCCTGATGCAGGGCGACTGCCTGGAAAGAATGAAAGAGATACCGGACGGGAGCGTTGATATGATCCTGGCGGACTTGCCGTACGGAACGACCTCCCGGAATGAATGGGACAAGAAAATAGCTCTTTCTCCTTTATGGGAACAGTACGAACGCATAATCAAAGGGAACGGCGCGATTGTTCTTTTTTCGCAGATGCCCTTCGGGGCGGAACTTATACAGAGCAACAGACGGCTGTTCCGGTATGAGTGGATATGGAAGAAACCTCGCGCAACCGGGTTTCTAAATGCAAACAGAATGCCATTACGGGCGCATGAGAATATCCTTGTATTTTATAAATCACTGCCGACTTATAACCCACAGAAGACGGCGGGAAAGCCATACAAACATTGCGATGGGCGACAAAACGATTTACTTATTTATAGTGACTTCATTCCACTTGGCAGTAAGTCAGAAACAGGCGAACGCTTTCCCGTTGATGTTATCTCTTTTGTGAATTTTAACGACAAAAACAAAACTCACCCCACACAAAAACCCGTTGCTCTCCTGGAATATCTGATAAAGACCTATACCAATGAGGGCGAAACGGTTCTGGATAACGTCATGGGTTCCGGTTCCACAGGTGTTGCGGCAGTCAATACAGGCAGAAAATTCATCGGCATTGAACTGGACCCCGGCTTTTATGAGACGGCAAAGAACAGAATAGAAAAAGCGATAGAAGAAGAGACAGAAGCAGCCCTTGGGGCTGTTTTTTAATTCATAGAAATTAGATAGAAAGAGAGGCGGCTGAATCATGGCCAAAGGCAGGGATGCAGGCGGCTATGACGGGAGAGCTAATCTCATCCCAATGTCCGCCAGAAGCAAAAATGAAGCCCGAGAGATGGGACGCAAAGGCGGGATCAATTCGGGCAAGACAAGACGGAAACAAGCGAATTTCCGTAAGGTACTAAACCAAATACTGACAATGCAGGTTCCGGATGACGTCATGAGGCAGCAGCTTGAAGCCCTCGGACTTGATCCGGATATGCAGACAGCGCTTAACGCGGCGATGGTGAGAGAGGCTCTCGCGGGATCCGTAAAAGCCGCTGAATACGTTGCAAGATACAGCGGACAGACGGCACAGACAGAGCGCGACGACAGACAGCAGGACGCGCAGACAGACAGAGCACAGGCGGCTGCGAACCTGGACAGGGCAAAAGAAGAAGCCCTGAAAAAGCAGGTCATAAAGGCGGAAGAAGCGGAAGAAGAGAACGATGAAACCGAAGATACCTTCCTGGCCGCCCTTATGGGAACCGCCGCGAACGACTGGGAAGAAGAGAAAGAAGGCGGGGAAGAGAATGAAGAAAAAGAATAAGTTCCGTTTCTCCCCGTTCTCCAAACGACAGCGCCAGTTACTCAATTGGTGGGTTCCGGGCAGTCCTGTTGAAAGCGCTTCCGGGATCATCGCAGACGGCGCCATTCGAAGCGGTAAAACACTATGTATGTGTATATCGTTTGTTATGTGGGCGCTGACAGCACACGACGGCGAAACGCTGGGAATGTGCGGAAAAACGATCGGTTCTTTCCGTCGAAACGTGCTGGGACCGATGAAACAGGCGCTCCCCGCTCTCGGATATGAGATCACTGACAAACGCGCCGACAATTTGCTGATCATCAAAAAGGGCAAAAAGAGCGCGGAATTCTACATATTCGGCGGACGTGATGAACGCTCACAAGATCTTATACAGGGTATCACACTTGCCGGAATATTCCTGGATGAAGTTGTTCTGATGCCGCGTAGCTTCGTGGAACAGGCAATCGGCCGTTGTTCCGTGGAAAATTCCAAAATATGGATGAACTGTAACCCGGGGAACGCCGGGCACTGGATCAAAAAAGAGTGGATTGACCAGCACAAGGAAAAGCGGATGCTGTATCTCCACTTTACAATGGACGACAACACGAGCCTGTCGAAAGAGA